GCCAGCCCATTCTCTAAATGCCTTAGCCTGTTGACTCCGAAGTTCAAGAGCAAATGGCCCTACAAATTCCAAACCGAAAGCAGTATCTTGTAATTCTTCAGGTGGCGGTTCGACTACTCCGTTGCGAATCAATAGGAAAATGCTTCTTTTCGTACACCCATCTAATTGCTCGTACCAGACTCTTGCTACTGGCGGGCCTATTTTATGCCATGTTTGTTTGATTCTTTCCCTGATTTCTAAAGTCGTGCGTCTATCGCCTGTTAATCCCTCTAACGGCGAAAATGCGTCTCTAAAGAACGCCCTATCGACTATAGCCTGTTGGCGGTCTAAGGATACTTCCGTTATTGGCATATTGCCGTTAAGTCCAGTATCAACTGCTTTGGCTGACGGTAATTCTCTTACTACATTCTTAGCGCCGGGAGTAACCCTGTAAGGGCCATCAAAAGACGATAGTACGTCCATAGCTGGATTAGCCCATCTATTGCCAACATCAATCCAATTTCGCATAGTCCTATCTAAGACTTTAATCTGTGGTAGTATTTCCGTTCCTATCCCTCTTCCGTGTTTCTCGTTTGCCGGTCTTTTCCATCTTGCGCTATGATATGGAAATTCCTCATAGCCACCCTCAAAGACGATTAGTTTTTCTTTCTCATTTACGACTTGCTCTTCCCAAGCCATATTACCTGAATAACGACTTGACAGATTAGGATTAACTATATCACGGGGTTTTATAACGTAGATGAATGAGAATAATTCGTTTTGTTTTTTCGGGTTCTTGAAAGCGTCCATTACGTCTTTGCCAACTTTATCCTCTCCAAACTCCTCTATAGCCTGCCTGGGTGTGTATTTTGCCGTTATGATTATTCCGTCTACTAATTTCTTACTATTCTCTATGAACTGGTATGAACCTAAGATAGCGTGTTTGTAGTTTAGTCCTGTCTTTGGAGTCCACTCGGAATAAAGACTTGACGGCCCAAAGATTATTAAAGACCTCAAAACCTCATCAAGTTCAGTTATAAAGTTCGAACTAAAGATTTCCTCATGCGCCCTCTCAGTTAGCATAGATATATACCTCTGAGAAACATCGCTATTTACTGAAGTTTTTATTGCAAAGAACGGCTGACCGGTAGGGAATAGAATTTGTTTCAAACCTGATACCATATCCTCAGAGTCGAGCATAGGGTTCTGGTCGTAAATCTCGGTAGTCCGTATAGAACCCGGCTCGTAAGTAGAATCTATCTGGACGTAAGGGTAGAGCTTATTAGCCGTCTGCTGCCAGAGATTTCTTATATTACCCTGTGCGGCTAACTCTCTATTGCGAAAATCAATTATTTCCTCAGCGTTCATTTAAACCCTTTCGTAATCACTCTCTACCTTAGCATCGAATGTTCTGTTTTTAATACAGTCTTTAGAGTAACCTATCCTATGACCGCCTGCAGCTAATAAGAAGTAATTCAATGCACTTCTAAAATCGTCCATCCTGTCGCCGGTCTTTCTATATCTAAAGACTATCGTTCCTTTTCGTTTGTCCTTTTCCTCAAATTTAGCGCAGTTACAGCATTGTCTTGCGAACTCCTCAGTTTCAGGGCATTGGCAGGCAAGTCGTATATGACCAGTTGTTAATAGTCTATGTGATTTATCAAAAATAGCGGTCTTATTTACTTTACATTCACCAGTATTGTCGTTAAATATCTCATCTACAGATTGGGTATCTTTATACTCACAGAGATAAGTCTTATGACCTGACCCTTTTTGGTATTCACGCGCCGCCTCGTAGTATGGGCCAATATCAACTACTGTACTCTTTACGTTATATCTCTTGGCTAAGTTACGAACCTCTGGGAAGCCGTCAGCTTTTACAGTTCGGAATATCTCATATCTATCCTCTGCGGTCTTTGCGCCTATTACTACTGCGTGGTATCTCTTACCTACGTCAACTCCCATTGCGCAAGGGCCGTTATGCTTAATTGCTGGCATATCGCCACCACAATTAGCCAGAACGTCCTGTTTCCTTAATTTATCCTCTTTTGCGGAATATGGTCTACCAAGTCTTAACCGGTAAACGTCCGCTAAATTTCCAAGCGGAGGATTAACATAAGCATCAAGTATCTCGGCGGGGTCGTGGAATGGCGTCATTAACTGACTTGCCATATACCCGTGCATATAGTTCGTTTTCTCAGGATACTTCGGAACCCACTTTGCAGAGCCATCACCAGCCCATACCGGAACGGGTTTACCGCATTTATTACAACCGACATAACCTGTACCGTCAGTACGAATTTTAACGCACTCAGGGAAAGATAACTCAGCGCAAACCCAACCGTTAGATACCTCGGAGAACCAGTAATAATCAGCACCTTTAGGAGGCTGTTTGCCACAGTGAGAGCATTTCCTGAACCAATATCGCTGGTCGCTTTGTTTGAAGATTAAATCTATTCCAAAATCTTCGTGAGATGGATTGCCTAAATATACTTCGTGCTGATGAGGCGACATACCCATACTCGCAATATACTTAGCAATAGACTCAGCGGCCATAAAGTCAACTTCGTCAAAAACAACCTTATCAGCGGAAAAAGCCGAGGTCTTAGATGAAGTACTCTCCGTTGAATCGCCGATATTCTGACTCAGACGCGCGCCACGAAGGTATAGCATACCACCGTTGACGTTCTTTAGAGAAGTGGTATCAGTTGAGCCGGCTACATTCTTAACGTATTTACCTATAGTAAGCGGGTTATTGGCTATTAAAGGCTTAAAGATTGACTTACTAAACTCGCCTACCTCATCGTTAGTAGGGAAAATATGAGCAACGCCTAATTTGTACTTCCTGTATATCATGCCGTGAAGGTCTTTTAGAACCTCAGTAATCGTACCGCCGAAACACTGACGAGCCTTCAAATAGCATATCCTGCGACCACTAAAGCTCATAGGCTCTATCTGGTACTCAAAGTTCTTTAGGGTGTATAAACCGGCCTGTAAGCGTATCTTCTTAAGGATAGCCCAATAGCCTACGTTTACCATAGCTACCTGCTCAGGAGTTAGATTGTCGTCTGTCATAAATTCTTTCCGGGCAATAAAAAAGAGCAACCTGATGGTTCTGGCACCAGACTGCCCTTAGTTATTCTTGCGCTTACTGCCACCCGCCGGTAGCAATAAAACCCGTTTATTAAGTTATAAAACTGTTTTAGTCAGAACAATCTTCAAAATCATCACTCATCATATCAAAACCACGAGATAAATCATTCCCGTAAAGATGTGACTGGGTACCATTCTCGGCTCTGGTAGAAGCAGCTTCCCTTGCTGCGTAACTACGGTTAATAGCATCGTCACAACATTTGTTAGGGCCAGGAAGTTGACTTCCACATTTCGGACACACACTCATTTCACTCATTATTCTTCCTTTCTAATCTTTCATACATAAACAAAGTTGGTTTCTATACTTATCTAAGCCCATAAACAATCCTTATCTGCTTCTGGAAGCCACTCCCGACATGAACGACAATGACGATAGCTCTTCCAACTGGTAAACTCTTTACCGCATCGTTTGCATTTACACTTCATTATTCTTCCTTTACTATATTACATCTTCAACCCAGCCGTCTGCGTGTAGAATAGAACCAGAATGAACTTTACACTTGCGAACTATACTTCCAGTCTCGTCCCTGCGGGTAAACTCTAAATAACCATCAGGGATAGGGTCGTTACGATTGAGATAATGCACTTCGGGTTGTTCTATCGAATCATAATATTTCATTATTCTTCCTTTCTGATATACACTGGCTATATGGCTTCTGCTGGCATTAAGTCAATCTCGTCAAAAGTAATGTAATCAACTGAATAAGATGGGTCACGAAGATAACGAGTATCAACTTTAGAAAGATGCTCTTTTACATGCTCAACCTTGTCAAGCGTTAAACCCTCGTCTTTCTCGCCCGCCAATAGAGAAACCATAGGTATAAATGGTAAGCATACCAACGATTTTAATAGTTCTCTACGATTCATTATTCTTCATTTCTAATCTCAGACTCAATAGAACCCCAATCATTCTGTTTAACAATACTGTCGCTTAATTCTATTTTAGGAGCAGGAGGCGGTAAGGGTCTCGATGGCCTGAATGAATTGTGCATACAACCTATACTAAGATGAATAATAATCATCATTACAGCCATTAAAACTAAA